AACGAGTGGAGTGTTAACCATACTACTAGAGAAAGCCACCTTCGGGTGGCTTTTTCGTTTGGCGCTATCTTAGAGGAATGATTGATTCAGTCCGTCAAACCGTATTGTCGATTCTCAATAAGAACAACTACGGTTACGTCTCTCCTTCCGACTTCAACCTGTTCGCTAAGCAGGCGCAGCTAGAGATTTTCGAGTCGTATTTCACGGGCCTCAACCAAGCCATCAACGCGGAGAACGCGCGTATGTCTGGTACCGACTACGCCAATATGACCAAGGGCATCAACGAAGACATCGACGTCTTCTCCGTGTCTGGGCCCCTGACGCAAAGCGCAAACAACCTGTTCTTCACTCCGAGCACCGCTACCACCGGTGACGACTACTACCTGCTGAACAAGGTGTTGGTCAATGGCGCTGAGGCAGAGCCCGTTACGCACAGCCGCATCACCCTGCTGGCCAACTCTAACCTGACGGCACCGTCGGCGCAGTACCCCGCGTATACCATCGACAACCCCGCTGCCGGGCAGGTCGTGACCATCTACCCTACGGCAACGACGTACGCGCCGGGCGATGTCGTAGCTCAATACGTGCGGTATCCCCTTGACCCGAAGTGGACGTATATATTGCTTGCTAACGGAGAGCCTGTATTCAACCAGTCGTCTACTGACTACCAAGACTTTGAGCTACCTATCGAAGCGGAACCACGATTGGTTTATCGCATCTTGCAGATGGCTGGCATGAGCATCCGCGAGGGCGACGTCTATCAGTACGCTAACGCAGAAGAGAAAGAGCAGTAATGGCATACATCACAGACTACCAGTACTACGAGAACGGGGGCAACGCTCCCGAGGACGCGAACTGGGGCAGCTATCAGTACGTTTCGTTGCAGGATATCGTCAACAACTTCCTGTTGATGTATAGCGGCAACCACTCCCTTGTCAACAACGAGGAGCGGTACAAGGTCTTATTCCATGCCAAGCGAGCCATCCAAGAGCTCAACTACGATGCGTTCAAGGAGATTAAGATTCTCGAGCTTAGCGTATGCGATAGGCTCCGCTTTGTCTTCCCTCCCGACTATGTCAACTGGGTGCGCATTTCCCTATATAAAGACGGAATCCTTCGACCGTTAACGGAGAATATTCAGACGAACTGGAGTTCAGCGTACCTACAGGATAACGACTGCCGCATCCTCTTCGACCAGAACGGAGCGATACTCAAGCCGCAGGACTCGACCATCGACTACGACCGCATCACGGGAACCAAGAAGAGCATCTACATCAACGGCAACAGCCAGTTCGACGGTCAGTTTGGATACTGCTGCGATGGCGATTGGTATTTCGATTACAACATCGGCGCTCGGTACGGATTGAATACGGAGACGGCTAACGCCAACCCCACTTTTAGCATCGATAAGAAAGGCGGTGTCATCAACTTCAGTTCTGCTATGGCTGACGAGCTCTGTATCCTTGAGTACGTCAGCGACGGCATGGACGGTGGCGACAATACGGCTATCACGGTCAACAAGATGTTTGAGGAGTACGTGTACGCATACATCCAGTATGCTATCCTTGACGCCAAGCTCGGCGTACAGGAGTATATCGTAAGCCGGGCGCGGAAAAAGAAGAACGCTCTCCTACGCAACGCTAAGATTCGCATCAGCAACATCCACCCCGGGCGCTTGCTTATGAACCTGCGTGGTCGCGACAAGTGGATTAAGTAATGGCAAATCTGGTAAGGAACTTCATCAAGGGCCGTATGAACAAGAGCGTCGACGAGCGCCTTGTCCCCAACGGAGAGTATATCGATGCTCAGAATATCCGCATGGGTTCCACCGAGGACTCAGAGATTGGTGCGATAGAAAATACCAAGGGTAACACGCAGCTCACCACTCTGGTCTACCCACCTACGGGCACCGCCTTGAGCGCCAACGCCACGTGCCTAGGGGCGTATAGCGACGGAGCCAATGAGACCATGTACTGGTTCGTGCATGACCCTTCGTTTGTTGATAGCGGCTACGCTGGGGTCCTCGACCTCATCGTCTCGTACAATATGCGTAGCGATTTGCTTACGTACCATGTGGTAAGTACCAGTGCGCTTAGCTTCGACCCGCAGCATCTCATCACGGGCATTGACTTGGTTGACAACCTGCTGTTCTTTACCGACGACATCAACCCTCCTCGACGTATCAATGTCGGTCAGGCTTACCCCCAGCCTGTAGCGTTTGCAGACAGCGGCCTCTTGGCTGACGATATCCTTGTCATCAAGCGCCCACCCTTGGCGGCACCTGTGGTTACGGCTGTTGATGTGGTATCGAGGGAAGACTACATGGAGGACCGGTTCCTCTGCTTTGGTTACCGTTGGGAATACACCAACAACGAGTACTCGGCTACCTCACAGTTTAGCGACCCCATCTTTGAGAGCGAGCCGTTTGCATTTACTACCGAGTCATACCTCAACGAGGGTATGGTCAATTCCGTTCAGGTGTGTGACGTTACGGTACGTACAGGTAGTTCTTTGGTCAAGGGTATCGACATCCTTTTCAAGGAGATGGATGACAACATCATCCGCGTCATTGAGAAGGTAGATAAGGCGGACTCCGCTTTGACGGACAACTCCGACTTTACCATCCAGTTCAGCAAGCAGAAGATTTTCACCATCCTTCCGGAGAGTGAGATACTGAGGCTGTACGACAACGTCCCTCGGTTGGCTAAGGCCCAGACCTTGATGGGCAATAGGATTGTTTACGGCAACTACCTCGAGGGGTACGATATGCGCAATCTGAACGGGCTTAACGTCAAGCTTGGGTTCAATGCGACATTGCTTCAAACGCCATTGGATGCCGAAACGGCAAGTACGCAACCCACGTTTTCAGCTCCCAGCCTGCATAGCAATCGGGCGTATGAGGTTGGCATCGTCTATATGGATGAGTACGGTCGCTCTAGCACTGCTCTTGTTGCGCCTAATAATAAGGTGGAGCTCGAGTGTGGCGATTCTATTTTCCAGAATCAGATTCGGGTTACGATACCGTCTCTTATGCTGGCCCCTTCGTGGGCTAGGAGGTACAAGTTTGTTATCAAGCCCGACAGCGAGAACTACGAGACCATCTATACCAATCAGAATTTCGTGTGGCCTGAGCCTCCTCCTCCTGAGGAACCCCAGCCGGATGTAACGGACGTTTACTTTTTGCTCGAAGGGGAGAACGCGGCCAAGGTCGAGAAGGGGGATACGTATGTGGTGAAGAGCGACACGTCTGGTGCGGTTACGTCATGTACTTACGCTGAGGTTCTAGAGAAGAAAGCATATGCTGTAGGCGAGCTTGACGATACGGTTACTCCACTTGTACCAGCTATTGCGGGTACGTACATGAAGATGAACCCGGATTTCTCGTACACTTCTCCTAACGTGTCAAACACCTCCCCCGGTGAGCAGTCGGCAGGCACCAATGGGGGTTCGGACCAACGCACGGAGAATGGTCCACTTAATGCCGGAAACTATCCTGTACTCGTATACAAGTTCGACGACAAGACCTTTTCATCCCTAAACGACGTTCCCGCAGGCAGCCGCATCCGTCTTACGTTTAGTCTTACCCGTCAGGGTCGCGGCGACGGAACGGGTTCGTGCGATAAGCGTACCCTCGACTTTGACCATACGTGGGAGGTGGAGGACAATTACCTCTCTATTATGGACTGGTTCTATGGCGCTACCGGGCCGTCGGGAATTGCAAACGACGTGATTGACACCATCGAGGCAGCGGAGGGATTTACCGGAGACCCCAACGGAAACCCTCCGGGTATGACGGTTCAGCCATTGTCTACTACTGGCTCTCCGGGTTTTGGGATTACCCCTGCTGAAGGTCAGATGGCATGGTACGACCCGGGCCTTGCTGTCGGCCCATGGCTCATTATCTATGGCTCTGAAAAATGCGGTGGTGTAAGCGGTGGCAACAGCCCCAACCGTAGGTCTAGGGTTAAAGCAAGCCTGTCTATCACACGTGCTACTGACGCGATAGTTTTCGAGACGGAGCCGCAGCCTGCACTGCCCGACCTGTGGTATGAGTCGAGCGCATCGTATCAGATTGACCCGCTTGGCAATCACTATGGTGATGTACAGAATCAAATTAACGCTACAGGGCAGCCCGGCATTGTCGACACCGCCTTCTTCAACTGCTTCAGCTATGGTAATGGTGTCGAGAGCTATAAGATTCGTGACTCGATTAGCGGCAAGCCACTTACCCTTGGCAACCGTGTTACTACTACTAGCGATGAGAGGTTTTCTGAGGTTCGCCGCTTTGCTGACCTGACGTACAGCGGCGTCATCAACGATGAGACCAACATAAACAAGCTCAATGAGTTCAACCTTGGCTTGCTCAACTTCAAGCCGCTAGAGGACAGCTATGGGCCTGTAGAGAAGCTGTTCGGTAGGCGCACCGATATCCTTACGTTGCAAGAGGATAAGATTAGCTACGTCTTGGCGGGCAAGAACTTGCTTACCGACTCTACTGGCGCCAGCGTGGTTACGTCCGTGCCTGAGGTATTGGGTACGCAGGTGGCCCGCGTCGAGGACTTTGGTATCAGCAACAACCCCGAGAGCTTTGCCGAGTGGGGACCGCATAAGTTCTTTACCGATGCTAAGCGCGGCTCTGTCATCCACCTCTATGGCGATGGGCAGAAGGAGCAGCTCGAGGTCATCAGTGAGAAGGGCATGCGGAGCTGGTTCCGCGATGAGTTTATCGAGAGCTTTAACACGCAGAAGCTAGGCGGATACGACCCGTATATGAACGAGTACGTCTTGGCTAGTAACGATGTGTTCCTGCCCGGTCAGGAGGACTGCATCGAGTGCGATACCATCCAGACGTTTACACTGACCCTAGCGCAACAGAGCTACTGCGTCAACCTTGGCAATGTCGTTGGCCCTGTAACCATCAACTACGCCGTTATTGACCCGGTGGCTGACGATGACTCTGCTACGATTACCACAACGTACGATGGCTCCAGTGTCACCACTGGCCCTATTACGAATGTCTCTCAACCCTCTGTTCCTATAGTCAACAAGACCTCTATCATTGAGAACACCATAACTATCGACCTTGACTACACGCCCGGGGTGACGGGACGTCCCTTCGTTATTCAGGTTCAGGTTAAGTGTCCACAGCCTCAGGCACTCAACGTTAGGTTGATTACGGTCAATCGAAACGCTGATGCAAGGAAGTCTATCCATAGTGAGTTCCAGTGGCAGGACGGGGTCTTCGCCTCTCCGCTCAGCAGCACCGCCGTTAAGTTTCAGTCGGGTACCGACCCGGTCATCGCCAACTGGCAGGACTACACTGTAGCTCAGGGCAGCAACCTCGGGCCCACCGACGGCAGTACGGTCGAGATGATTTACAATCGTATCGCACCTGACAACTACACGATTCGCCCGACCGACACGTTCAAGTATCTGCGTGACAACACCGACTATCGGGAGGCAGACATCGTGACGCTTTTGGGTGCTGCTACATCGCTTACCCCTGCGGGTTCTGACCCGGAGTACAAGGCAGATTTCGTGATGCCAAGCACGGGCGCCTACCTCTATCTAATCTGGGACTACTCGAACTGATGCCTAACTACACGCTGACATATAGCCCGCCTGCTGAGGGGTGGCCTTCGTTCTACTCGTTTGAGCCTGAGTGGATTCAGGGTATGAACCAGTACCTATATACGTTCAGTGGCGGGAATATCTTCCGGCACAATACCAACGAGGTGCGCAACAACTTCTACGGAACGCAGTTCAACAGCACTATCCAAAGCGTCTTCAACGACGAGCCCATCGTCAACAAGATTTTCAAGACGTTGGCTATCGAGGGTAACCAGCCTTGGGCCGCTACGTTTATCTCTGACCAGCAGGACGGCAGGTTTATGGACGTAGGGTTCTTTGAGAAGAAGGAGGGCGACTGGTTTGCTTTCGTGCGTACGGTCAACAACAACCCCGCTGAGCCTGACGACTATGCCTTGCGCTCACTCAATGGCATTGGCTTGAGCCAAACGGTAGTGGGCAACGTAGTCAACTTCCCGCTTACCACAGACATCGGCAGTATCCTTAGCGCTGGTGACCCGCTTGAAGTAGGCAGCGGTGACGCCTTTTATTTCGCGTTGCCTGTGGGGGTCGAATACCCGGCCATCACTTTCGCTGGGTATGTCAATAGCATTGAGGTCGATATCCCTAACGGAATCAACCGCGTTACCCATGACGGTAGCGGTGCTGCTCCCGGCATCAACGACCCGCTTTGGCTGGGCATCAAGAACCAGCAGGCTGAGTCGAATGGACTGCTTGGGCACTACGGAGTCTTTGAGCTTACCAACGAGGACA